AAAACCGATTTTACTCGTAAGGCGGATCCAGTACCACGTGTGATCAGTCCCAGATCACCGAGGTACAATGTCGAGGTGGGCCGATTTTTGCGCCCCCTCGAGGAGCGTATTTTCAAATCGTTGGCCAAGTTGTATGGCCACGTGACTGTTATGAAGGGAATGAATTCGGCGACGAGTGGACGCATCCTTTATCAGAAGTGGAGTATGTTCAGACATCCTGCTGTCATACCGGTGGATGCCAAGCGCATGGACCAGCATGTTTCGGTCGATGCGCTGAAGTGGGAACACGAGGTTTATGCCGCATGTTTCCCACGGTCGCGGCACCGTGATCGGCTTAGTTGGTTGCTTTCTATGCAGCTGACTAACCGCTGTGTCGGGTATGCTGCGGATGGGCGTTTGAAATACTCCGTTGATGGAGGGCGCATGAGCGGTGATATGAACACCTCATTGGGCAATTGCCTCCTGATGTGTTGTATGATCTACGCTTATGCTCGTAGTGTTGGTGTCCGTATACAGCTCGCGAACAATGGTGATGACTGCTCCATTTTTATGGAGCAGGCTGATGTGCCATTGTTCGTTGGTGGGTTTGATGCGTGGTTCCTCCGCATGGGTTTTTCCATGGAGGTGGAGCCCGCTTGCTATGTTTTTGAGCAGATAGATTTTTGCCAGACTCGTCCAGTTTGGGTTGGGCCACACCATGATTCCTATCTCATGGTGCGCCACCCAAAATGGGGCATAGCAAAGGACACCATGTGCGTTCACAATGTGGACACCCCCGGGCTTTTCCGGGGATGGCTGCATGCTGTCGGTACTGGCGGGTTATCAATGACTGGGGGTGTACCAGTGTTCCAGAGCTTCTATGGTGCCTATTTGCGCCATGGTAAGTTTATGAAGAGCTCTAGTGACTACCAGTCTTGGGGGGTCCGTCAGTTGTCAAAGGGGATGGAGCGGCAAGTTTCCTGTGTTTTGCCACAGGTACGTGCAAGCTTTTATTGGGCCTTTGGCGTCACGCCTGACGAGCAGTTGGTGTTAGAGAGTTTTTATGATGGCGTGGATTTAGGCGGAGGGCCCCGTTTGGAGCTCTCCTTTCAGCCTGATATGCCATTGTAACGGGTAGCTCCGTTAAGCTTGGGGTCTCATCTGTTAAATGGTCCAAAACGTTCCATTTATTTGGGTAAATATTTACGTGCTATTCAGAATGCCGAACGACTGCACGGCACCGGCCCCTAGTGGTCAGATGAGATGACCCGTCTCCGTTGAGGCCGGGGATCCCATACAGCCTCATGTGTATATAGTTTAA